CCACTTGCAATATCGTTTTCAGCTATCACTCTATCTGGCATATCAACTGTTACAGACAATGCACTAACACTTGGTGTTGCTTCCGAATCTGTTGATGTAAGTACCGCCCTAAATTTGAAACCTCTTGCTTTATAATCACCAACAAAAAACTTCCTAAATGCTGTATATGTTGGACTTCCAGATGCGGGGTCATCTTCGGTTGTTGCTATTTGCAGTTCAACATTTGTATCTCCAAATTCATTTGCATCACCATCAAACAAACCTTCACGATCATCAAAGTTTCCTGTTGCATCATCAAATTGAACACCGAAATCAACCCTAGTCATTGTTACATTTGCTGTAACTCTATTTGTAAAAACACCACCAACATCAATGTGTGTATCAAAATCATAAGTTCCTGATGCAGAAACTTTACCACCACCACCATCAAACAAACCACCTGTGCTATCAAAGTTACCCGCACCGCTATCAAATAAAACACTTGTTGCTAATCTTAATTCATTTCCTACAACAACAACATTTGACTTTGCACCAGAAAATGTTGGGTTTTGTGTAGACGTAGAAACTAAATTTAAATCTTTAATATTTTGAATAATAGCTACAGAAGATGTTGCATCAAGTGATTCATTACCTAATTTATCAACTGCTTTAATAAAATATGTGCCTGTCATTGCGGGTACTACAGCAGTATTTGCGGGTCTTGAAACTTTAGCTATTAAATCAACGGAATTTGCATAGTTCGCACTTGCTGTAGTATCTCTGGAATGTCTAATTCTATAATGTGATAAATCTAAATCACCAACTGGAGTCCATGATAAATGTGCTTCTGTATTTACAATATTTATTGAAAAATTTGTAACTGTTTCTGGTGGTGCTGTTTTACCAACTATTTGATGGGTGGTTGATATAAAAACAGAACGACTAATAGAAGTAACTGTTCTTGCCCTTACATTATAGATTGCATCATCTTCAACATTAATTAATTCAAATCTTTGACCACTTGCTTTCCCTAAATTAATAAAGTTTGTATCTGTGGTTTTTTTAGCTTGTACTTCAAAATCAGTAGCGAATAAATCTGCTGTAGAAACATCAACTGTAAGAACACTTATTGCTTCTTCATTTAGAACCCTAAGTTCATCTGCAACTGTGATGGAAGGTGTTTGAACATTGAAAGGGTTAGGTAAAGTTGTATCTGGTATTTCTGGCGGTGCTAGTTGCAAACCAAAAGCGTAAAAGCTATCTTGATGTTCTGAGCATTGTAAACTTATAGTATGATCTGCATTTATTGTTAAACCCTGTACTCTAAATGGTTTTGCAGAAAATGAGGGTGTTGCATGAGTAATATTTACTAAATCACCAATAGATAAATCTAAAGCTGTTGCATCTGCTTTTAAAGATAAATCTAAACTAGACCTTGATCTTCTTAAAATTATTTCCGCCATTTCTTGTGCTTGATGAACATTTGTAAACATAGGATAATCAAAACGACCTTCTAGTAATATACCACCATCATCTGCTTTCATTGTATCAAATTTATCTGCTGTAGCTAATCCTGTTTCATCAACTGGTGGAAACTGTGCTGAGTCTGCTTGATAATTTTTGTTTGGGTTTATAAAATTTACAATCACCCTATTATATCTTGAATTTTTATTTTTACTTGTAATTTGAATACCACCCAAAATATTGTCCTCTGTAAGAGTAATTGATGCTGTTCCTGTTGTTTCAACTAATACATTGTATTTGCCAGAAGAAAAATTTAGATAAGACCTAGAACCCCTTACAAACTCTTTAACATTATCTATAGCTTTTCTTGATGTATCTATAACAATATGGCTATCCATAAGATCAATCTGACTTGCTCCACTAAAAGGGGTAATGTTTGTATCGCAAACATCTGTGGCGGTTTGCCAATCTGCAAAATTATTATCAAAGTAACTGTTTGTTATTCCCATACCAAATCTATCATTTCTTAGATAATCAAGCATTTGCAATATAGGATTGTCTGAATATTCCCAAGTTGAATTTGTATCTTTTCTATGGCTTCCACTTCCACCTGTAACTGTACTATCTAAATTTGGATTATAAACTTTTCTACCTTTTATTATTGCTTGAACTGTTGGTAAACTTCCAAATTTATCAGCGTTCCATTCAAACCTAAGTGCTAAATATGCCAAACCTCTTAGCCTGTGGTCTGTTGTCCAAGATGCCACTTGATCTAATAAACTTGATGCTGTTTGTGTATCTGTTCCTAAATGTGCTTCAACAGTAATTAAACTGTTTGAATTTTCTGTATCAAAGAAATTAGCATCTGCACTTGAAACTGTTCTTTGTGTTCCATCTGTTAATGAACCAGACAAAGTTACTTGTTGGTCATTTACAAATAATGTTTGAACACTATCAATTTCTCCTTCACTCATTACTAGTGCCATATATAAATATTGATTATCAACACCAGATGTTTCTAAAAAAACAACATTTCCACCTACTTTTCTTGTTCCATAAATAACTGGAATATGTGAATTTGCAGTAAATTTATTAACCAGAACACCTTTAGCATTTTGTTCAACATCTAATTCACTAAAATCTGGAATTTCTGGTTGTGGTATTATCCAACTAATTACATCTTCAACAAGATCAACAATTACATCTACAACATCTGAAATTCCACCAACTATTTCATCAACAATATCGCTAACAAATCCGCACATTTAGGACAATCTCCAATTACTACCCATGTTTTCAAATCCTAATTTTTCAAAAACTGGGTCAATTTGTAATCCCGTTGTAATAGATAAAACAATAGGTATTCCCTCTGAAACTTTTTTAACTGAATCTATTAATGTCTTTACTAATTTAAAATTTCTAAATTTTTTCTTAATATAAATTATATGTATATTCATAAGTTGATCTTTGCTGAACCAATATTCAGATTTATGAAACATACAACAACCCATAAATTCATCTTTATCTAAATCTTTGACTAATATTATTTTACCTTTTTCCAAAATACTATTTATAAATTGTGTCAATTTTTTTTTATCTTCATTTGGTAGTTTTAGGTCTGCAAGTTCAACTTCTTTAAACTCTATCAATAAATCATAGACATTTTGAAAATCTTTTTTTTCTGCTTGATAAAAATGAACACTTCTCATTCTCTACCCCATCTAATATCTCTTACTGTCAAAGCTGAATATTCCATACCTTTATCACCAGAAAAAAATCTTTTTTGCGAATTATCTGTTGTTGTTCTACCGCTAGTTTTACTAAAATTTCCCCAATGAGATGTTATACTTAAAATAACATTTGCTGTATTTGTATTATCATTGACTCTAAATTCATCTATTGTACCGAAAAACAACAAAAATGGGTCTGAAATCAATGCTTGGTTTGCATCTAAAAAACCCCTATAAATATAAACTTCATTATTAATTATGTTGTTTGTAAGTGCTAAAGCGACATATGTTTGTTCTACACCCGATAAACTTAATGATAATGTATTTTTTGTTGGTCTATTTGTTTCTTGAACCCCTGTAATACCTCTAAAATGTCCATTTGATAAATATGTTCTTGATGTGCCAGAAACACTTGATGTTATATCAAAACTAGCATTTGTTAAATATACTGGTGTTGCAAAATCTATTTCAACTAAAACAACTGGGTCAATTACACCTGTAGCTAGTTCTGTTTTTACTGCACTTGATAAACCTCTTGCCATGTATCACCCAGGGAAAATATCCAATAAAATCAATGACTTACACATTATAATGCCTCTATTACATCAAACTCATAACTAAAAAGTAAGTTTCCATTTTTATCATTTTGACCTGTTGCGAACTCTTGAACATCACTTGTTAGATGAACATTAAAGGGTACTGAATCATAAGTAACAGAACTATTATCAGCTAACGCTTCCCTTAATGGTGGTTCTATAGTTATTGTTGAAGCATTACTTGATGATGTTACATCTTCTACAACCATATAAACTTTTGTATGTGCAAATTTTATTAAATCACCCGCTTTTAATCTTCCCGCACCATCACTTGCAAACCCATCTAAAGCTATTGTAGTGTCCGCAACAGAATGTGTACCATTTACTAACAAAGTTCCAGTTTCGTTGCCCTGTGCATTTAAATAGCTTGGGAATGTTACAGTAAACGCTTCTTGTCTTGATCTTTGTTTCATAATAAATGCCATTAACGGTGCAAATTCTGATCTGGTCATTGGTGGATAAGATACAGTAAAACTGAATCTTTGACCTTGTACTTGCCTTCTAAAAGTCTTTCCGCTATCTGTTTCACTCACTAAAGTCTTTTGATTATTCTTTAGGTTTATAGCTGTAAAATTTGTTAATGGTAATGTTCCACTCATATTATCGCCATTTTACCCTTTTCATTTACTGCACTATTGATTAAATTTACGATTGTTCCACGACTATTTACAAGTAATTCATTGAAACCTCTAGCATCAACTGTGCTGATATTGAAATTTACAGTTACGTTTTTACTCATACCAAGTTTATCATTTGGAACAATCGTACCCGCTTGATCTGGTACAAATAATTCTGCACCTTTTTCACCAACAATACTTGGTTGTCCTACTGGTGGTCTACCACCTTTTTCAAAACCTTTAATTTTATTTAAAAGTGAACTTCCGAAAGCTATTGCTCCACCTACTGCAACAAGATTTAAAGGAAATGGGATTTCTGCAAAAGTTTTCAATGCACCTTGAAAAATACTCATTGAACCTTTTGCAATAGCGTCCATTTTAAACATAGCCATTGATTTGGTAAATGCCATTTTGACAGCTTCACCAACCAACATTTCTACAAAACTTCTTACAACAAATTTACCTAAATCACCGATATTCAATTTACCTGTCATAACAAAATCTGTAAGTGTGGTTTTAAGTTTACCAAAACTCGCTTTACCAATATCCTCAATTTGAGTGAAAGCACTTTTTTGGTTGTCAAGTGAATCCATAAAACCTTTATTAAATGTTTCTAATATACTTAATTTTTTATCTGCTGTTTGTTTTGCTATGGCTACTTCCATATCAGCCATATCTTGTAAAGCTACTATTTGTGGACTTGCACCACCTAACATTTCTGAACCTGTCATACTTGCATCAAGACCACCGCCCATCAATTCAGCACCAGTTGGTTTTTGAAAACCTATGATGTCTGGTCTTGCAGTAGGAAATGCTTCTAATCCTAAATTTTTTAATTTTATCTCTTTTTCAAGTAATTTATTTTTTTCAGCAATAGCTTTATTTTGATTTTCTATTGCTTTTGTTTGTATTATTTCAGCATCACTTACCATTGCCATAAGTTCTGGCATATTTTTCAAATGACCAAGTTCTGCTTCTAAATTTTGAATATGAATTTTTTCTACTTTATTTAAACCAAGTATTTTTGTTAACAAACCACCTCGAATTTTAGACAATTGAAGTTCTATTTCAGCAATTCTATCTTGCCTAAGTGCAGTAGTGGATAAATCTCTATTTAACATACCTATAAATGTAAAAAAATCTCTTGCTGTATCAGTTGCATCTATAAAACCCTCAGCCATTCTTGTTAATTTAGGAAGCATTGGGGTGATAATATCAACTGATAATTCACTTAATGCAGAACCAAGTGCTTTTGATGTATTTGCAAAACTTCCAGATGTTCTTGTTGCATCATCATGTGCATCTGATGTACCAGCAATGATAAGGTTTAATCTTGCTTGTACCTTTTCTGCATTTGTTACATCTTTTGCAGATTTATTTATACCCATTCTAAGAAGTTCTTGTTTCAATGTTGCTTCTGTTATTACAACACCAAATCTTCTAACAGTTTCATGGTTTCCTACTAATGCACTTTGAAATGCCATCATTGTTTCAGTATCACTAGCATTATTGAAAGATGCTACATCAACAGCTAATTTTGTAAGTTGTACTGATAATTTTGATGCTTCACCTCTTGCAAAACCCATAGGCACAAAAGTGTCTTGAATAGATGATGCCATTTGTTCTAATTCATGGGTGCTTCTTCCAACTTCATTTCCAAAATCTGATAATTGTTTTCTAACATCTGATACGAATTGACCAAAAACAACAGATGATTTTGATTGCATTTCTTGAACAGCACTAGCCATATTGACCATTTCTTTTCCAAAACGTACTGTTTGAAAAACAATAACACCACCAATAATATTTCTTACTGTGTTACCTAAAGCATTGAATGAATTTTGTTGTGCTGAAACAGATTTTTGAACATTTGTTTTAAGGTCGTTCACCCCTTTTGTGGCTGATTGCATAGCTTGGCGGGTTTTGTCCTTAGCTATAATATCTATGTTTACATTCTTTGTTGCCACTATCTTTGTGCCTTTGCTAGTCTTTGTTGTCTTTCAAATTCCTCATGTTGGATTTGAAAGTATGCCAACCACATATTAAACTCCTCAACAGACATTTGCAAGATTTCGGAAACTGACTTATGAAGTTTTTCTGCTAAACCAAATATATTATGTAATTCTACATTATTTTTCAGTTTTTTTTATTATCTTCAATATCTTGACCAGTACCCATAATTTTAGTTGCTACTTCTGCAATTACATTTGTATCAGCTTTGGTTTTGAAGGCAAGAATATGGGAAGCGTTAAACATTTTATCACCATCTTTTGTCAATGCTTTTTCAATAATAACATCAATAAGAACTATCAAATCTGTATTTGTAGCACCTTTAAAAATCTTTTGTTTTTCAAGCATATTAAAAGGTTTGCAATAAATAGCTTTATCGCCTACTAAACCCCATTCTGGAACTTCAATTATTTGTGTGTCAAGCTGACTAAAATGATCTCTGATACCATCAAAGTAATCAATTTTTTGATCTGACATTAGACTAAACTGTGCCTATTGTAAGACCGCCTGTACCCTGTATAGAAACAGTTCTAGTAATAACACCATCTAATGGAACACCTACAGACATACCAGTAACAATTCCAGTTCCAGAAAATTTTCTATCTCCAGATTCATTACCTTCTGGTAAAAAAGCAAAAGTTAATTCTGCACCTTGAACCATAGTTGTTTGTCCACTATCTGTTTCATCAAAATTCATATCTATAGAAGCGGTGAAAGTACCTCTACCCGCTAAGAATGATTTCATTGAATCACCTAATGCTGTATCTTCTACTACGTCATGTGTAGTATCTACTGTAAAACCTGTTGCATTGCCAAGTGTAGTACCGCCAATAGTAACAACACCTTCTTTCCCATGATGTGTAGCCATTTAGACCTCCTTTTCTTCTTTGGGTTTTTCAGTTTTTTTAGAAACTGATTTTTCATTAACCATTTTAAAACCATTTTTTTCAAAATGATCTATATGATCTTCTGAACATTTTACAATGGTTTCGCCTTTTTTCATAGTAACATTTTTAGCCATTATGCACTCCCTCTAGTAAATTCGTAAATTACTCTTGCTGTTATTCTAACACCACCATATGGGTAAATAGTACCTTCATCTGTTGATGCTTCGACAATTTGAGTATCTATTGCATTACCATTTCTAGTTATATCATTATCTAAGGTTTCTTCAACAACTTCTATAATTTGATTTCTAACTGTATCTATATTTGTATCTGTGCCTTTACCAAAAGCAACAATCTGAAAATCTATTGTACCCCTGTAAGAACCCGCACCTGTATCGCCTATGCTTCCTACTTCCCTTGTTTCATCACCAGATTGCACAAATAAAGCGGGAAACTGTGCATCACTTAGTTCCTCAACTTCAAAAGGCTCTCTAGTAATTTTTTTAAACTCAATAGGACTTGTAACAGCATCAAGTTTAGTAATTATATCACTTGCTATGTTTTCTCTTTTGCTCATATTCCCATTTCTTTAAAATAAAATCTTGAAAAATCATTTTTAATTTTAATTTCTTCATTATCGCCTATAGAAAAAAATGGTCTTGTGATTCTACGTTTACCAACACCTAAAGAATCGTGATAACTTGCTATTTTTGCTCTTTCCATATTTGTAAACAATAATGTACTTTTCAATGCACCTGTTCTGAAATCTAAACTTCTAAACATCTTGCCTGTGTCGGTAAGGTCTACAAATCCTGTTTGCCTACCCCGCTTTTTTCGGCTTCTGATAGTGCTTTTTGCATAACCTCGCATTTTACCACCATCTGGTAGTTTTCCCGCCTGTGTACGCTTTGTAATCATAAGGATAGCCATATTAGATACTCTTTTAAGACCTTTATCTATTACTGACTTTTGTTTTGCAGATAATTTTTTTAAAAAATTTCTAACTTCAATATCATTAATATCAACTTTGACATCAACTGCCATTATCTGACTAACCTTAGAAAATGTATTGGTTCTTTCTCGGAATCGCTAACTGTACCTCCACCATCTTCGTCATATTCAACACCATCTCTTAGGATAGCTTGAAATTCTTCTTCATATCTTTCTCTATAAAAATCTATCTGAACTTGGAAAGCATCTTTGCCTTCGCCTGTGTCTGGGTCTTTCCATTTAGTCAAAATAGGATAAACATATTTCCATAAACATAAATAAACTACTGATTGTGTCCATTGTGAATCAGTAAGTTTAGAACTATCCATTTCAACAGATGTTACTTTTGTAATATCTTTATATCTTACTTGATGCCTGTATCTTTCCCACCATTCTTCACGAATACGTCTAAGAACATCATTTTCTGCAAACTGTAATTGGTCTGCAAAATCTGCTATGCCAAAACCTAAAATGTCTGGTTGTATTTTTTGTAAACTAGTATTAGCAACATTAAATTCATTTGTAGCCATTATTCAGCTTTCTTTGTTTCTGTTTTCTTCGGTGCTTCTTCTTTTACCCACTCATTATCTTTTTTGGGTTCTTCTTTAGGTTTTTCTGCTTTTGGTTCTGGCTTGGGTGTTGGTTTAGGTGTTGGTTTTGGTTGTGCTTTTGGCTTACCATCATCAAGTTTCCAACCTCTTAAATTCCAAATGTTGATGTTGTTTTCATAATCAACTTTACGTCTTTCTATAACTCTATCGCCTTTTACAAGTTTGACCATATCCATAATTACTATCCTTAATAAAAAGGGGTGGTTTCCCACCCCATAAGTTTTAGTTAGCTAGTGTGTCTGCTGTTAACTTAACACCATAGCTGTCATGGATTTCACTTACTCCATAAACTGCTGTAGCTACGATTTCGTCTGCTCTTAATGAAGCATCTCTTTGTGATTCAATCTTGAGGTCTTGCATCATTGCTAAAGCAAGTGCATCTTGTGAGAATACACCACCAATAGAGTCATCTGAACCATCTACAGAAATATTTGAAGATTCAAAAATCTGAACTCCCGCTATTGTTCCAACAAAACCAGTTCTCATAGCTTCGTTTGAAAGTTCTGTATCTCTACCCACAAATGTGTTTGTCAAAGACTTTTTAACATTGAATATTTGCTTCGGGTGAAATACCCCATAGTAAGGGGCGGGTGCATTTGCTGTTCTTAAATCAGCAACCGCTTCAAATACGTCTGCAACTGTAAGTTCATTACCCGCACCACCCGCTCTTTCTGTTGAAAAGCCTGTAAATAATGCTGATAAGTCTGCATCTATTTTTCTAGCAATAGCTTCACCAAATAACCTACCAATATCACCCGCAACATTTCTTGATGCTGAATTTCTTGCTAAGTCTGTAAGTGTTGTCATAATTCCAACTTCTGATGCTGTGATAGTTACAGATGTTGGGTTTACTGCTGTATTACTTAGATCAGTTGCTTCGTTTACTGCTGACGCTGATACGTTTGCATAAATCGGTACTTCTACTGATTTACCGCCACCCGCAATAGTGTAGTTTCTAACTAAGTTTCTCATTATTGATTGCTCACTAGCAACAAATAACGCTTCTGCTACGATTTCGGTGTAGAGTTCCGAAATGGTAGAACTGGTTGTTTCATTTGCCATTTTTTACTCCTATAAATAAAACAAGTTATGGGTTTGCATTAATAACTCTAGGTTGGGAATCTCTTTGCTTTTTGTATTGAGCATACTTTTTCCTATCTTCTGGGTTATTAAAATCTAACTCACTCAAATTTAAAGACTTATTGAGTTCTTGTCTATCCACATTTGACACCGAACCAGAACCACTAGGGGTTGCTGAAACAAAGTGCGGGTTTTGTGTTAAGAACTCTTGAACTAATTCATCTGTAGTCAAAAGTTCCCCCTGTTTATTATATCTAGCAATTCCATTCTTATCAAGAATTTCAACATTACCAGTTTCATTTAGCTTAATATCATTTTTCAAAAGATCAACAACTTGTGAAGCATTTATTGCTTTATGTTTTGATGCAGATTCTAATAATGATTTATTTATCTTAATATCTCTAAGTTGATTTTCTAATTCTGATTTTTCTTTTTGATGTTCTTGGGTTCTAG